AGTTGCTGCAAATTCCTTAGTTTCCTCTTCGGTTGTTTCTTCTGCCACTGTGCCGCTGTCAGTGAAACCATCCTCAACCTCAAAGAGATTGCTGGCACCGCTGCTTAAAGAGACAAGTGACAAGATTTGTACAGCAGAGGGCCGTAGTGACAGACCAACAGACTTGGTTGCTGGCATTACATACGGCCAAATAGTTGCTGCAATCTTCAACTCACTGCCACCACCTACTTGTGCGTGGGTTGGTGTTCGTGAAGCGTCAAACAAGGCTACCTTCATGTCGATAGTACGACCATCTTTGGTATGAACTTTCGCCTTTTGTTTAAATTTAAATAGGTAGTTACCTGTAAGGTTGCCGTTATCATCGACTTCCTCATCATAAGGTGTGTTAGCCGTAAAGCGTCCAACCTTTGCATCTTTGCTGGCTTGTTCTGCCTGATAATCTTCAAGCATCTTATCCAGCTTTGTTATTAGGTCTTGAGCCTGTTCAGCGGGAATTTTTAAAGTGACCTTGTACTCACCGTCATCAGAAAACTTAGTATCTGGACGGTTAAGCCAAGGGTAAACAGCAGTGCCCCGTGGGGTCACAATTTGAACTCTTTGGTTCTTTGTCATGTTATTTCCTCAATTATATTTTTTTATATCCACACCGTGTTCCAGCAGTCGGGCTAGTACATCCACAGGCACTTTTTTATCGTACCTGTGGTAGTAATTCGCAGTGTGAATGAGTGCTTTGATAGGTTGCTTTGCCATGTAAAAATCCTTTCACTAGCCATACTGCAACCCAATGTTTGCCAACTGGCAATTGTCTAGGCAAAGAAGAACTCAGAGGATTTGACACGCTCAACATCCAACGTGCCTTTGCTTGGAATTGAAGGCAGGTCATTCTGTGTTAAGTCAGATACTTCGGTCAGGAAGCACTCTAGCGGGTCATTATCGACATAGAGCGTGACAAAGGCTTCTCGAATACAAGCGTTCAGCATTGGAATATCAGAGGCATGAGTAGCAAAGCTGTCATGGACCATGGCAAAATGCGTGACACCATTATAAGCGGCCAAGTTCACCGTCATACGTAAGTGACAACCATCATTGGAATGCACCCAATTAGGGCTGATGCCATTGGCTTGCCTACGACTATCCAATCTATGCTTATCTTCCTCGTTTAGCGTGAGATAGGTAAGTTTATCGCCCAGTTTAGTTTTAACTCTGCGACCATTTACGTTTGGATAATTCTGCATGACAGGAAAGCCATCAACAGTAGTCCACCAAATTGGTATATGCTCTCGTGATAAAACTCTGGCCACATCACGTAGCCAATCCATTGCATCCTTTGCGGCTACCACAGTTTCATTGATGCTATCCCAAATTAGTCTTGCTAAATAAACAGATGCCTCAAACTCAACACCAGCCAGCACACTCTTATAGTTGGGATTTTCTAGTTTACGCTTTTCATCTGTCTGCCTGATATACTCCAATACAAAATCTTTGGTAGCATACAAAGTAGAGCCATAAACTCTGGTCATAGTAGAGCGTTTGGCAGTCTTGCGGGTCATGCCATAGTCCAGCCAAAGATTTGCCAGGTTAGCCTTTTCACCAGTTAAGTCAGCTTTAACTCTCTCAATGGTTTTATCTATCACCGCTTGGTAAATGTCCGATGGCTTTTCAGATGGTAAAAGGTTTACCGCCTGTCCACCAATCGGGTCACGCAATGCAGCAGAGAAATGTTGAAGACCAGAACAGCTTCCATCTTTGGCTATAGGAATATGTGATACATGCCCAAGACCGTTTTGCTGAAACCCTTCCCATTCCTTACAGAATGCTAGAAAGCACCATGGGTCATCAGCTTCTTTAGCCCACCATAAGTTTTCCATAGGATTAGCAGCACAATCTAATATTTGATCGGTGTGTTTTTCAACCCAATCTACACGCTCATCCAATCCAACCTTGTCAAATCCAAAACAGTTTGCGCCATGTACCGCCAACTCATATGCTGCATCGTTGGTACCTAGCGGTTTACCGTCAGCAAACTGCAACAAACCTTTAGCAAGTGTGTTGCCCTGTGGATTGAGATAATGTGGTACAGGATAGGCTCTGCCTCTAAAGTCTAATGTATGAGGAAAATAAATGGCATCGTATTGTGCAAACTGTTTGCCGATGTTCCGCATGATAGCGACCATTAATCTACGTGATGCCGTTCTAATATTTTCGTCATAAACTTTTTTGGCTGAAGACTTCCAACTACGAAACTCAAGTATTTGAGCCTCATTTAAATCCTTGGAACTCTGACCCTTTTGCAGTGGACAAGGTGGAGTTGGCAAATCTTCTCTTGCTGGCAGACCAGCTACTGACATCCCTTGCTCAAACATCATATCAAAAACAACAAATGTGAACTCGTTTATCATCCACGGTGTTTGTTGTAGTGTATTTACCGCATCATAAACATCAGACATCTGAGCACTGAAGCCATCCAGTTCTTCAAGGTAATTACGATTTAATGTTTTAACAAAGGGCAGGGGCTTGGTGTGGTGAGTAAGATAGCCACCACTATAAGATGAAGACCATTCGGCTGGTGGTACGACCATTGGTAAATAGATTGGATTTAGCATTGCTGCTATATCACGGTTCTTTTCAACAAAATCACAAACCTGTTGAGTAGGAACTACAATTTTCTCTTCTTTATTTGTAGTAACCCACCGATTGTCAAAACGAATGAACCCAGTAGCTTCTTGGAAGATGTCCAGTAGTTTTGCGCCTACATGAAGTTTTTCCCGTTTTGATAGCCCTGACCATTTTGTGGAGTAACGATTAAAAGCCGCCTTGAGGTTTCTAGCCTTACGACTTCTCTTATCACTGGCTTCATTACTAACCTTGCGAAAGAGGTTAGGGTGCTGTCGCTCAAACTCCATGCGTAGAAGTTCTTCGTCTAAGTCAGTACCAATAGTAACCGCCACGTCTTGAACTGTTCGCTTTGCAGTGATTCTATCTATAATTGTTTTACCAACAATAAAGGCCACAACCTTTACATCGAACTGCTCAATGTATTGCATTGCAATATTCTTACGACCAGCTTTACCAACGGCTGCTGCATCAAGCTCACGCTGAATTAATTCAACGAATGGCTCTATGGCACGTTTCATAAGGGGCGACCCATAATATGTGGCCGCTTCCTCACCTGATTGTACCTTATCAGTTAGGTCTTTCTCAAACCTGTGTATCGTTTCGTTGCGACACTTCTGCTCAATAGTTTCTTGTGTATGGAACAAGCTTTCTTTCATGTATTATCACCTTTTAAATAGACTCGACATTTTTGCCGTAAATAGACATTTAAGGTGAACGTACTCGACACAAATTGCTTTAAAACATAGGGTATGTAGGTTCTTCAAAATCCCCCGATGGTAACATCGTGTGGGTTCGACTCCCACCTTGGGCACCACCGCAAAAAATGAATAAATACAGCACTTTGCGTCATTTTAACAATGTTTAGATGCTGTTTCATTTGACCTTCATACCTTGGTTTTTTTGAGTACTCGACAAAGTACTCGACATTTTGTTCTTATTACGTTCACCGACTACGTTACTTTTAACCGTGTTTCCATCCTTTCTACGGCATTAATTGCTTTGATTGCATTTGCTTTTTGTCTAACAGCTCTGGTGTAGTGGAGAACCATTTCGTTAGTCTGGCCAGTAACTGCTGCAATCTCATCAAGCTCGCAACCAGCCATCTTCATTTCACTCGCTGCTGTATATCGTAGAGAATGAATATCGTACTTTTCAGCACCGATTTGTCTCCGTAAAATTAGAAACCTATCTTGAACGGCTTTGTAGCTTAACCTCCCAATGTGCAAATTATTATGTACAATGTAGTTAGAGCGTTTATCACCGCCTTGCCGAATAATACTATTTAAGATGTTACGCATACGCTGTGTTAGGGGTATGGTTAACTTCTTTTTTGTCTTGCTTTGCACAACGTCAATAAAGCCGTCGTTGTAATCAGCCCACTGCATGTTTAGCACGTCACCAATACGCTGACCTGTTGCAAGGCACAGTTCAAATATTAATAGTGAACGTGTATCAGCCACGCCTCTGAATGCTTCTACAAGCTCCGCTGTCCACGGCTCACGACCTTCATATGGAGACTTCAACAACTTTACGCCTTTAGCTGGATTTTCAGTAATCCAACCAAGGTCTATGGCTGTTTCCATTATGATTCTCGTTACCTGCACCAAGTAGTTTGCAAAACGATGCCTGGTGTGGTTGGCGTCACGCATTGCTATAACGTGTGGACGCTTCATGTACGTCACTGATTTTTCGCCCATCTTTTCCAGGACAAACTTTATAGCAGCATCATATTTTCGTGCCGTTTCATGTGACAGGTTAGCGTACTTTGGCGTTTTATAATATCTTCTCGCCAAGTTATTGAATGTACGCTTATTTGCATTGCCATCAATATCTGGAAATGCTGGAAACTTTCCACTCATTATTGCCGCATATTCTGCAAAAAACTCAGGACTGGCACTATCTTGGCTTTTAAATTTTAAGCTTGGCCAACCTCTACGCTCAAACCAAAGGTATTTATTGATTCTACCTTTAAGATAAACGTGGGCTGGTAGCTGTTTCTTTTTACCCATTATTTACTCCAATCAATGTTGTCAAAATCAGTTGCTGGGTCATAGCTTTCGCTTTTTCCACCAAACCATACTCGTATGGCTTTTCCGTTTATTTCAATGCTCTGCACGTCCACACCGTCAGCGTCTAAACGCTTTTTAACGTCTACGATTTGTTGTGCGTTGCTGGTTCTTGCCATTAATGTTCCTTTCAGTGTTGTGAATGCTGACTATCAAACGCATCGAGTGCGTCAGCAGCAGCATCTAGGTTGCTTGGAAATAGATGAGCATATGCCATTGTCTGGCGTATATCTGCGTGACCCATCACTTCTTGAGCAGTTCGTGGGTGTGTGCCCATGCCAATCATCCTGGTGCAGCATGTGTGCCGCAAGGCGTGTATTACGAACTGGTCATCTTCGTCTAAACCTAAAGCTTGCCGCATTTTGCCCCAGTATGTCTCAAACTTGCGCTTGGATAGGTAGGCGAACAGGGTGGGTTGATTGCTTCTACGGTTTAGTGCGTCCTGTAGTATTGGTTTGAGGCGTTTTGATATGGATAGAGAACGTGACTTACCAGTTTTCGTCCTGTCACCCCAAAATGTAATGCGGTTATTCTCAAGTGAGACATCAACCTTATCAAGATTAAACGCCTCACTCTTCCTTGCGCCTGTGTGTAGGTAAAAAACCACGAGATTTGCATAATCAGGTGCGTTTTCAGCAAACCATTGCAGCACCTGGACCTCTTCATCTGCTGTCAGATAGCGAATACGTCCTTCAGCAGCCTTAACACGGCCTATACGCAGTGCTGGCTCACGTTTCCCGCCTCGTTCATGGGCGTAAGTCTGTAAACCAGCAAACATGCTGTCGATATTATTGACATGCGAGGCGCTATATTGGCCTACAAGCTTGTCAAATAGCTTTTTGCAGTCTGGCATGGTGATGTCATCGAGTAATGTGCTGGCACCAAAATGGTCATACAACGTTTTCATGTAGGTATTGTAAGTTGTCGGTGTCACACTGCTGCTGTGACTGGTATCAACCCTATGGTCTACGTAACCGTTGCCAGCCTGTTTCAGCGTCATAGGCTTGTGCTTTGCAGTTGCCGCAAGATTATTGTGAAACCCAGCCTTAATTTGAGCAATGACCATATTGGCGTGGGGCAGGGTGTCTACTGTATCAGTATACCGCTTGCCTTGATGCTTAATATCGACTCGAAACTTACCACTAGCGGTCAGTTGGATGCCTTTTGCTGCTTGCATCACTCTTTTCCTTTCAACTCCGCAATTGCTTTCTGCATTTCCATCATCTGTTTCTCTAACTTTTCAACATAGGTGCGATTTTCATAGGCTGCTTGGTCGTAGAGGGCGCTGTCTTTGGATAACTGATTAGCTTGGTTCTTAGCCGTGCTAATAATTGCCTCACGGTCATTAAGCATATGAACAGGTACGCCATATGCACGTTCCATAGTGTCATTTGCGTCATCAGCCGCTTGGCGTGACATTCTATCAGCCTCGTTTGCACCACGTTTCAGCGAGTCAGCTTTTTCATCAGCTTTGACACGCTCATTGTCTAAAAAGTTCGTGAACCGCTGCCTAAACTTGTTAAAGTCAGTCTTGTTAAGAATGTAATCTCTCTCAGACAGAATATCTTCCAACGGCACCTTACTTTTGAAATGAGTAAAGCTTTCGTTGCACAACTTATCCATTTCTCTATCAGGTACTGGTGCAACGGTTCCGTAGGGTGGCTCTAAGTCAATTGCTACATCGGGTTCATATATCTCCCACATGCCCTGAGGGTTTCTGACCCTAGTCATACCTCTATCTACAAGTCGAATAGCCTCTTTATAAGTAAGCATTCTATGTGCTCTTGTTCGGTTACCTGTGCCTACAACACGCTTCTTTAGCCGATTGTAAGGG